GCTTCTTTAAATAAGTTAACTAAAGCTCAATTAGAAGAGCGTGGTCGTGAACTCGGCATTGAATTAGACAAAAGGTTAGTTAAAGCTAAATTAGTTGACCAAGTCTTTAAAGCCGAACAGAAATAATTTTTGTTATAACTTAACGTTAATTTAAACAGGAGAATAACAATGGCACTATGGGGAAAAACAGACACCGCTGGTGATATACCTAAGTGGCTTGAGGACGACGCAAATAACACTAATAAGTCCAATGACAAAGACAACGCAGTATTCGTTGACTTGACAGAGGCTGGTGTAGAGTCTAACAGAGCTAAAGGTCTTCATACACCTGGTTGGAACTTGTATCACACATATACAGACCAAAATGGTAATACCCGTCATAAAGCTGAAAATATTGTAGTAATGAAAGTTTCTGCATCTGATGCTGGTGATGCTGGTGTGACAGGCGATACAGCCGACGAAGACGCAATTGTAGCTGATAGTTAATAGTTAACACTTTTTACATTTTTGTTTTATGAAATTGACGGAATCAACCTTTTTACTTTATGCTATGAAGCACTATGACAATCCACAATGTACGGATATGTCAGAGTTCGAAGAAGATATGAAGAGGTTTCAATATCTTCGAAAGTTATTTAGTCGATATCGACAAGATAATGAACTCAAGGAGAGGTTGATTCTAAATCATTTGATAGTACTATTTAATGTATTTGGTGCTAAAGCTACGGAAATGCTTTTTATGAGGCTTCACGAATATCATGAGTATTTGAAGCCTTTTGTAGTTTATCTGAATTTCATGCCACAATTGTTGGTATATGACAATGTGATTATTAATAGTAAAAGCATTGTTTCAGATGAACAAATTATAAAGTGTTTACAGGAAATCTAATATGGTTGTAGACTTATTTCTGGTATTTAATTTTATTAAGAGGCTAGTTACGCCTTTTACTAAATGGCCAGCATATAAAGAAGGCATTATTGATGAGAAAGGAAATATCCTTATCTCTCGTAAAAAGTTTACTCGTAATAAACAGAAAAAAGCCTTTGGTATCTTCGACCAACTTATCTTAAATCTCAAAAAATTACTAGGAAAACTTCCTGGTGGTCAAACACGTATTGCTTCTTATGCAGCTGCCTTGTGGTTAATCAAGGAAAGCGAAAAATTTGAAAATAATATGTTGACAGAGTCAGAAGTAGGTGATATAATAGAGGATTCATTAAGAAACTTTATTGCTGAAAATAGAGATATTCTATATGAAGATGCTTGTCCTACTGCTGCTGGTGATGTAGATTTAAATACAAAGAACCGTGATGCTACTATTAAAAAGCACAATTATGGTCCTTTAAACGTAGATATGCCTGGTCCTTATTGGGAAAAGATTGCTGACCATTGGGACACAACTGTAGAAGCAGCAAAGAAAAGTTTATGCGAAAATTGTGTGGCATTTGACATTTCACCTCGTATGAAAGATTGTATGCCAGGTGAAACATCAGATGATGAAGGCGAATTAGGTTATTGCTGGATGCATCATTTCAAATGTCATAGTGCTAGAACATGTAATACATGGGCAAAAGGTGGACCAATTAATAATGACGAAGTAAGTCATGATTGGCAAAGCCGAAACGAAGCTGTAATTGAAGAAATTCCAACTGTAAATGTTGGAGGTGGAGCAATTGCAGGTTTAGGAGTAGGACCACAAGGTGAGCCAGGAGTGTCTCCAAAGGCTCAAAAGAAATATAAGAAAAAGAATTTAAAACAACTACTACATGATGTAGCGGAGAGTTAAAATGAAAAGTGAAGATAGAGAAGCCGTATTTGAACAACTTAAAATCGACGAAGGAGTTGTCTATGCCATCTATAACGACCACCTCGGGTATCCCACTTTTGGAGTCGGTCATCTTGTCCTCGACAGTGACCCGGAATTTGGAGAACCAGTTGGTACAGAGGTTAGTGAGGAAAGAGTCCGGGACTGTTTCGACAGAGATCTTGAAATTGCCATCGGAGAGTGTCACGCTCTATACGGCGAAGGGGACTTTGGAGACTTCCCAGGTGAGGTCCAGCAAATCTTGGTTAACATGATGTTCAATATGGGTCGTACACGTTTAAGTGGCTTTAAAAAATTTAATGCTGCTTTAGGTGAACACAATTGGAAAACTGCTGCTGTTGAAGGCAGAGATTCAAGATGGTACAGACAGGTCACAAACCGCGCCGAAAGGTTAATGTCTCGCCTCGAAGAAGTCTAAGTCCATGTGGGCTTGGCTCAAAAGTTTATTCGTAAAATCATACACAATCACTGTGTCGTATGACACACAATTTGGAAATGGTGACGATAAAGTTTGGAATGGTGTCAAAAACATCACAAAGAAAACTTGGAAGGAATTACATTTTGTCTCAGAAGACAAAAAGAAAATTCAAATACGCTCTAATGCGGGATTAAATTACCGTATTGAAGAGGAATAAATAATTTTACATTAATGAAATTGGAGAAATAAAATGCCAGTAAAAGATATTATACAACATGCGATTGATAACAATCCATTAAAAGTTCAAGCAGCGTTTGACGACGAAATGAAAGGTCGTGTGCGTAATGCTTTAAATGCAAAGTATCAGGAAATGACAACTGATGTCGAACCAGAAGTCGAAACTGAAGTAGAAGTAGAAACAGAAGTTGAAGCTTCGGCTGAAGACGAAGTTGTTGAAGAATCAGTAGAAGAAACTGAGGAAGAATAGTGTATCAAGTTTTTGGTACAATTATTATCATATTAGGTGGAGCCTGCTATTGGCTTTATAGTGATAATAATACATTAAAAGCAAATCAAGTAAAACTTGAATATGCAATCGAAGAGCAAAAGGCCGCGTTTAATACTATGAAAGAATCATATGAAAAACAAGGCCAGGCTCTAAATAATTTACAACGTGCTAATGCAGAAATCGAAGCAGAAAAAGACAGATATTTAGATATCTTTCGTAAACACAACCTCGACAAATTAGCTTTAATGAAACCAGGTCTAGTTGAAAATCGTTTAAATAATGGAACGAAGGCCGTATTTGAGGAGATCGAAAATGATAGCAAGAACATTTCTAGTCTTGGCGACGATACTAACGATTAGTGGTTGCTCTATATTCGGCTCCAAACCAGTTGAGATTATTTCAAAACCAGTAAAGATTGATATAATCCAACCAGCACTTCCTAGGGAAATTTCTTTACAACAACCAACTTTTTATGTTGTATCCGAAGCAGTTATTACAAACCCTTGTAAACGCTCACTTTCATTTGAACCACCAAAGTTCAATGACGAAGGTGTCGAACAATTAAAAAGACCAAAAACCTGTGAATTGTCTGAAAGGGAAAATCCAGAATGGCCAGTAGGCTATACATATTTGGATAGATTCTTTGATGATATGAAAGCTCTGAATAGTGGCGACATAGTTTTTGTAGCTTCGACTGTAAAAGATTATGAATTGATGACTGCCAACTTTCAAGAACTACGCAGGTACATCAGAGAACTCGGCGAGGTAATCGTTTACTATAGAGACGTGACGATTGATGATGAGCCTGGAGTTGCTGCAGAAGTTCAGAAGAAATAGTTTCCTATTTGTTTCAAATAATTGTTCTTTCCACAAGTCTATTTTATAAATATCTGTTGACATGTTATGCAAACTGTGATATAATAACCGTATCAGGAGCAGGAATTTGTCTACACAGGATAAAGAATTCTCAGATGTCAAAGTTGACATCGCCTTAATTAAACAAGACGTTAAACAGATTGAAAAATTTTTTGAGAAAGTGGACTCGGCCGTTGATGGCATGGCAGAAATTAGTAAAAGTGTTGCCGTTCAACAACAAATTATTGAGAACTTTCAACAGAAACTTGAAAACTTTAACGACAAATTAGACCACAATACTCGTGCTGGTATTGAAGGTCGTTTAGCACTTAAAGATGAGCTAGATGACCATAAAGAAAATTTCCGATTACAAATGTTAGAGGCAATGGAAGTGGCCAGGCAAAAACATGCGGATGTAAATGCAAATAGTCGAAAGTGGCATGAAGACAGACATAGAGAAACAATACGACTAATTGAAAATATTGTCAAAGATGTAGAAGACAAACACGAGGACCACGATAAAAGATTAAGAAATATAGAGAATCTCAAATGGTGGATTCTAGGTGCGATTGCCGCAGGTTCATTTATCGCACATAATTTCGATTTATCTGCAATAATGAGTTGACATTTGGTCTAGTATTTGTTATAATACTATCCAAATAAAATACAGGTTTATATTATGATTGATTTTGTTGATATTCAGTACGCCCAGCACCTTGCTGGCAGGCTCGACCTATTTAAAATCAGGTCAACAAATCCTTACAAAATAAATTTCAGATGTCCTATCTGTGGTGATTCACAGAAATCTAGGACCAAAGCTCGTGGTTGGCTCCTTGAGAAAGAAAACAACTTCTACTTTTACTGTCATAATTGCAGTGAAAGTCATTCCTTTTCCAACTTTCTCAAGGTAGTCGACCCTTTGGCATACAACGATTATGTTGCCGAAAAATTCATCAAAAAGGGAGACAAAACCAAGACACCCAAATTGGAAAAATTCAAAACTGATACTCCCACATTTGCTCGTAACGAGCCGTTAAAAAAATTAAAAAAAATCAGTCAACTTCAGCATTCTCATCCCGTAAAGAAATATATAGAAAAGAGGCGTATTCCTCCTGCACATCATTACAGACTTTATTACGTGCAAAAATTTAAGGAATGGGTAAACACCTATATTCCAGATAAGTTCGAAAGTCTTGATAAAGATGAGCCTAGGTTGGTAATACCCTTTATGGACGAGGATAAAAACCTATTTGGTGTATCCGCTCGAGGATTCAACCCAGAAGGTATTCGATATATCACTATCATGTTCAAAGACCGTCCGAAAATATTTGGCTTAGATAAAGTCAACTTCAATCGCGAATATTTTGTCGTCGAGGGAGCCTTGGACAGTATGTTTTTATCAAACGCTGTGGCAATGGCTGGTGCAGACGGGGGTACAGGCGCGCTGAAAGTAGTAAAAAATGCAACTTTCGTATTTGACGCCGAACCTAGAAACAAAGAAATCCATAAACGTATGGAAAAAGTGATTGGACAGGGTTATAAAATTTGTATCTGGCCTGACAATGTTCCAGGTAAAGATATAAACGAGATGGTTCTGAATGGTATGACAAATGTTGAAACGGTCATTCGTGACAATACATACCAAGGACTGAATGCAAAACTTAAATTGACAGAATGGAGAAAAACTTAATGAGAGTAAAACTAATCAGTTTCTCACAGCCAACGACCCAAACAAAAACCGAAGGATTAAACGATGTACAAGACTTAATTGCTTTTTGCGCCCGAGTCAGCAATCCTTCAAATCAATATAATACTGAAACAAGTGAAAAACTTTTAAGATATCTCGCCAAACATAAACACTGGTCTCCGTTCGAAATGGCAAGTGCGTGTTTAGAAGTGGAAACAACAAGAGATATTGCAAGGCAATTACTACGTCATCGTAGTTTTAGCTTTCAGGAATTCAGTCAGCGATACGCAGACCCAACAAAAGAGTTGGAGTTTGAGGCTCGCGAAGCAAGATTACAAGACCCAACAAATAGGCAAAATAGTATACCTGTGGATTGGGACAATGAAGAACACAGACGTATTAATGAAGAGTTTCGTATGAAACAATTAAAACTCATTCGTGACGTCAAAGAATTATATAATTGGGCACTTGATAAAGGAATCGCAAAAGAGCAAGCCCGAGCAATATTACCGGAAGGAAACACAATTTCAAGATTGTATGTCAATGGTACATTACGTAGTTGGATTCATTTTATTGAATTGCGCAGTGGTAATGGAACACAACAAGAACATGCAGACCTTGCCCTTGCTGTTGCAGATGTTATTGCGAAAATATTTCCTTTATCCAAAGAATATATTGCACAAGAATAATAGGAGAAAACAATGCAGCATTTGGGTATAGAAATCGACAAGAAACGAGATAAAGGTTTATCAGAACAATCGTTTAAATTATTAAAAGATTATTATTGTAGAGATGATGAAAAATCTCCACAGGAGGCTTTTGCTCGCGCAGCAGTGGCTTATTGTGGTGGTAATTTAAAACTGGCACAACGAATATATGATTATGTGTCGAAGGGTTGGTTTATGTATTCCTCTCCCGTTCTCTCGAACGCTCCCTTAAAAGGAGAACCTGTTAAGGCGTTACCCATTTCGTGCTTTCTCACCTACGTTCCAGATACGCTTGACGGACTGATAGACCATAGTGCAGAGCTTCGTTGGTTATCAGTAAAAGGTGGTGGCGTTGGTGGTCATTGGTCAGATGTAAGAGCTGTATCCAAAAAAGCACCTGGTCCTATGCCTTTCCTTCATACAGTTGATGCTGATATGGTAGCATATAGACAAGGCCGAACACGTAAAGGTTCATACGCTGCATATATGGATGTCTCGCACCCTGATATTGTCGAGTTTGTGAATATGAGAATTCCAACTGGTGATGTCAATCGTAAATGTTTAAATCTACACCACGCAATTAATATTTCAGACAAATTTATGGAAGCTGTTGGTTTAGGTCTTGAATGGAATTTACTTGACCCTAATGATGGCTCAATTCGTGATACAATTAAAGCACGTAAACTCTGGGAACATATTTTAGAAACAAGATATCGTACAGGTGAGCCTTATCTTAATTTTATTGACACCGCGAATAGAGCGTTGCCAGACGCCCAAAAAGCGAAGGGTATGTCTATCAAGGGCTCAAATTTATGTAATGAGATACACTTAGTGACTGATGAAGAGCGAACTGCAGTGTGTTGTCTCTCGTCCGTTAACATCGAGGCCTATGATGAATGGCGTGATACACCTATGGTCAAAGATCTTATCGTGTTTTTAGATAATGTATTACAATTCTTTATTGACCATGCAGGAGACGAAATTTCCAGAGCTCGTTTTTCCGCCCAGCAAGAACGAAGTTTAGGTCTTGGAGCGATGGGTTTCCATTCATATCTACAAAAACATTCAGTACCATTTGACTGCGAACAAGCAGCTGGAATGAATGAAATGATTTTTAAAGACATTAAAGAGAAAAGTATTGAAGCCACATTAGAGATGGGTAAACGTAGAGGTGAAGCACCAGATATGGTCGGCACTGGAAGACGTAATGCTCACATGTTGGCGATTGCACCAAACGCAAATAGTTCTATGATTGTAAATACGAGTCCGAGTATTGAACCTTGGAAAGCAAATGCATTTACTTCTAGGACCAGAGTCGGTAGTCACCTAAATAAAAATCCATACCTCGAAAAAGAACTCGAGAAAATTGGTAAGAATACAGAAGAAGTATGGTCAACTATCATTACAAATGGTGGTTCGGTCCAACATCTTGACTTCCTACATGACCATATTAAAGAAGTATTCCAAACAGCAATTGAAATTGACCAATTAGCAGTGATTCGACTCGCAGGCGATAGACAAAAATATTTGTGCCAGGGACAATCACTTAATGTCTTTTTCCCAGCAGGCGCAGATAAAACGAACTTACATCAAGTTCATTATCAAGCATGGAAGCAAGGCTGTAAAGGATTATATTATTTAAGAACTGAAACAAGCAACAAGGCAGAAAATGTTGCACAAAAAATTAAAAGAGAAAAACTAGAAGATATTATTAACCAAGACACAGTAAAATTTAGCAACGGTTCGGAGGAGAGTCAAGATGAGTGTGTCGCTTGTCAAGGATAGAAAAATGCAAGTCACAATTTATACAAAATCAAATTGTCCTTTCTGTGAAAAAGCCAAGGCGTGGTTTACACAGCACGGATATACTTACACACAAATTGTTTTAGATGACGAAGAGCAAAGATTAGCTTTTTACCAGAAACACAGTAATGGTAAAGAAATAAGAAGTGTTCCTCAGATCTGGATTAATGATGAACATATTGGTACATATAATGACCTTATGGCCATCTCAGATAAACTCGTCAAAAAGCAAGGCGGTTTAATGGAATTTTCAGAAACATATAAACCATTTCATTATCCTTGGGCTGTGGAAATTACCACACGACATGAAAAAGCTCACTGGATTGAAGATGAACTTGACCTATCAGAAGATGTAGCTGATTGGAAAGGTGGTAAAATTAATTCGATCGAAAAAGAATATATTACAAATATTTTAAGATTATTTACACAATCAGATGTAGCAGTTGGACAAAACTACTTTGACCAATTTATTCCTAAATTTAAAAATAATGAAGTTCGTAATATGTTAGGTTCATTTGCAGCTCGTGAAGGTATTCACCAACGCGCATATGCTCTATTAAATGAAACCTTAGGTTTATCTGATGAAGAATATCATGCGTTCTTGGAATATTCTGAAATGGCAGATAAAATTGACTATATGAGAAAAGCAGACACAGCGACATTACGAGGCCTTGGTTTATCATTAGCAAAATCGGTGTTTAATGAAGGTGTTGCTTTATTCGCATCATTCGTCATGTTGTTAAATTTCCAAAGATTTGGAAAAATGAAAGGTATGGGTAAAGTTGTTGAATGGTCAATCCGTGATGAGAGTATTCACGTGGAAGGCAATTCAAAATTATTTAAAGCCTTTATTAAAGAACACAGTCGTGTAGTCGATGATTCATTTAAAAAAGAAATTTATGAAATCGCAAGAGACATTGTAGATTTAGAAGATAAATTTATTGAATTGGCATATGAACTTGGTGAAATTGAAGGCCTAGAAAAATCTGAGGTAAAAGAATATATAAGATATATTACAGATAGAAGGCTACTTCAGCTTGGTATGAAACCAAACTTTAAGGTGAAGGATAATCCACTACCTTGGTTGGAATGGGTACTGAATGGTGCCGACCATACAAACTTTTTTGAAAATCGTGTGACTGAATATGAGGTTGCAGGATTATCAGGAAACTGGGATGAAGCTTACGTAGCCTAAGTTAGGCTTTATATGATAAACAAAAAATATTTTCAAGATGTCGTTGATAATCTTAAAGATGATGGCAGGTACAGAGTCTTTAATGATATAGTTCGAGAACGAGGAAACTTTCCCAAGGCGACTTGGTATAGTAGATATTCACCAAAAACGATTGTAAATTGGTGCTCGAATGATTATCTTTGCATGGGTCAAAATCAATATGTAATTGACGCAATGCAGACGGCACTTGAAAAAACTGGAAGTGGGTCTGGAGGTACACGTAATATTGGAGGTACCTCACATTATCATGTCACACTTGAACGAACACTAGCAAAACTCCACAAAAAAGAGCGAGGACTATTATTTACTTCAGCTTATGTAGCAAATGAATGGTCCTTAATTGCTCTATCTCGTATTGTACCAAATATTTGTTTCGTATCAGATAATAAAAATCATGCATCATTGATTATGGGCATTAAACATAGTCGTGCTGATAAAATTATCTGGGAACATAATAACATGGACGAATTGGAATTGGCATTACAAACATGTAAAATGTCAGGCCAAACTCCTTGTATTGTATTTGAATCAGTCTATAGTATGGACGGCGATATTGCTCCAATCGAAGCAATTTGTGACCTTGCTGATAAATACGAAGCGATTACATATATTGACGAAGTACATGCAGTCGGTTTATATGGAGAGACTGGTGCTGGTTATTGCGAAAAATTAGGATTAACAGATAGGGTAGATTTTATAAATGGAACACTTGGAAAGGCGTTTGGTGGTCACGGTGGTTATATTGTTGGTGATGATATCGTTCTTGATGCTATCAGGAGTGTTGCATCCGGATTCATCTTTACAACAAGTCTCAGCCCAGTAATGTGTGCAGGAAGTATCGCAAGTATACGTTGGCTGAAAGAACATAATGAATTAAGAGAACAACATCAAGAGAGAGCATCGACTCTTAAAAAGCTTCTTCTAGAAAATGAGATTGAGGTGCATGAAGATGCTTGTACACACATTTTACCAGTAATGGTACGAGATGCAAAACGCTGTAAGGAAATGTCTGATAGATTGTTAAATATACATGGAATTTATATTCAACCTATAAACTATCCAACAGTAGATGTTGGAACGGAGCGATTACGAATTACTCCTACGCCATTGCATACAAATGGTATGATGGAAGATTTAGTGGCCGCCCTTAAAGAGACATTTAGAGAAGTAATATGAAATGGTTAACACTTTTTACATCGCTCACACTCGCTACCTGCGCTGCTTATTTTAGTATTGTAGGATTAATGACAATATTTTCCGGCGCTGCTTTATCAGTTTTGGTAATGGCAAGTGTTTTAGAGTTTGGAAAACTTGTATCTGCAGCATGGTTGCATTACGAGTGGGAACGAATAAATAATTTAGTACGTGCATATTTCACAACAGCTGTTGTTGTGTTGATGTTTATTACATCGATGGGTATTTTTGGATTCCTTTCCAAGGCTCACATAGATTCAGCATTGGTCGGTGATTCATATTCCCTTGAAGCAAGTATTATAGACAAAAGAATTGATGCAAAGCAATTACAGCTTGACAATTTGACTGGACGATTAGAAAATCTGGATTATGTTTTACAGACATCAAGACCAGAGGACCGAAATTATGTCAACAAGGTTCAAACTGAAGAGCGTAATGTAATAAATGCAGATATAGATATATTAGTACAAGATATAGTTAAACTGAACGAAGATAAAATTCCAGTCCAAAAGAAACAATTGGACCAGGAAGCTGAATTAGGTCCTATTAAATATATCGCTGATATGATATATGGAGATGAAGCAGAGTCAATGTATGACAATGCAGTGCGATGGGTAATTCTCATCATCATCTTTGTATTTGACCCTCTTGCGATTATGTTGTTGATTGTTTCAACAGCTGCATTCAAAAGAGATAGAGAAAAACCGAGTAAACCTCTTATTGATGAAAAACAAATTATGAATATGGAGGTTGAAGAAAAACGAAGTGGGTTATCAACAACCCTTTCGAGGAGACCAATATAATGGATATAAAAAAGGCGGGATGGTTAGGATTAGGATTTTTAAGTTTGGGAGTAGCATACATTGGTGTGATATTACCAGGAATACCATTTAGTATTCCAGCAGTATTTGCAGCATATTGTTTTGCTAAAAGTTCAGAAAGAATGCACACATGGTTATACAATCATAAATTGTTTGGACCATTTTTAACAAACTGGGAACAGAAAAAAGTATTTCCAAGAAAAGCTAAATATACGATGTTAGGATTTATGGCATTTGCATTATTGCTTATGATTGTATTTACGGGTAATTGGAAGGCGGTTATGTATTCTGGCTCCTTTATGGCATTCGGTGCATATTGGGGTTGGAGATTTCCTGATACACCAGAGGAATATGACCGCAGAATTAAGGCTGGTGAGAAAATAGGATTGTTTAAGTAAGGAGATTATAATGGCTGAAATTCCATTTAATAACGGCGACAAAAATTCTCCAAAAATGACTCCATACGAATTTTATCAAGCATTACATAGAATGCATTACGCACATAAACTTGCTGATGAATTGGAAACATTGGACCAAATTGACGCAGTGGTTGAAATGATGGATGGCGATTATCCAGAAGCAGATTATTTAATTCAAAGAGTTTTAAGAAGATTAGATAACGATAAGAGATATTAATTATGGCAAAAATTTATGAAAGTCCTGATAGAGGACAAACAGTGTACGAAAGAGAAATTGGAACTCCAATTAATACAAGAAAATTGGTAAGACAATCAGTGGCAGCAGATGACGCAGCAGATGTAATGGCTGATGTTGCCTTTAGAGAATCAGCAAAAAATAACAAGAAGGAAAAATTTAAATAAATGATAATCGAATACGAACGCAGAAGCTTTTTAAAGGATTTTGTGTTTGTCTGTTCAATAGGATTTAATATTGGATTGGTTATTGGTTTGATTTTTATAGCATAGGTGATAAATTATGAAAGATAAGTATGCAGTTTTAACGGTGACAAGTACATTCAGACAAAGATATGTAGTTCCTTTTTCTGAATTACAAAAATTGAATGAAGATGTAAAATTAACAGATAAACTTGCAGTTGAATGGACTGCTGACTCTGTACTGGCCGAAGAGGTAAATGAATTTTCTCAAAAATGGCTGGGCGAGACAATTGTTGATGAAGCCATTTTAACAGAAGAAGAAATTCTTGCGCTCTGGCAAAAAGACAATCCTAATGTCACTGAAACTGAGGTTCCTCTCAGTTCAAGACTACGTCAAATTCAAAACTGGAAAGTACCAGAGAAAAAGTAATGGAAAAAGTTATCGTGTATGGCACGAAAAACTGTGCTATGTGTCGCGGTGCAATTAAATTAGCAAAGGCAGTTTGCTCTAAAGTTGAATATAAGAATATTGAATATGGTATTCATTATGAAGACATGATTGCGCGCGGAGAAAAAGTTAATACCAACATTGTTCCACACATCTGGGTTATAGATGCAGAGAGTGAATTTTATGTTGGTTCTTATTTTGAATTTAAGGAATATTGTTATAACACACAAATACCGGCGATACACTAATGAATGATAAAGAACTTGAAAAATGGGTAAGAGATAATCCAGCAAAAGCAAATGCAATATATCCTACTTTATTCATAGCAGGTGCATTATTTTTGCAATATACATGTATACAAATCATTGACTCATTTGTAAGTGGACAATGGATATAAGGGGATAAATGGCGACAAAAAGTAAAGCATACGCGTCGACTCATACTGGTGTCAAAAAAGGTACCTCGATTGGTACAAGACCAAAAAGTATGGCTACGATGAATAAGGCAAAGAAAAGATCTTTTAAAAAGTACCGTGGACAAGGTAGATAATAAAGCAATTATATTAGGAAATGGCGAATCAAGAATAGGATTTGATTATCGCAAAGAATTTCCTAATACATTTGTCTATGGTTGCAATGGAGCATATAAGGAAGAACCTGACGCGCTAATAGTGACTGATGTGGGAATGCAACCCATTGTGTATAATACAGGATATTGTCGCGACCATTTATGTTATTTTCCAGAATGGGAACCAATTCCAGGAGATATGGTTCCGATACTTGTAGAAAGTATGGGTAATACAAATGTAGTTGAAAATGAACGAGGTGATAGAATCTCAGCTGTTGTTTCTGGTCATGCAGCAAACCCAGATACTGGCTCTCAACATATCACGTATGTGACATGGGTTGAAGAGTCGGATAAAGTTTTTAAAATTAAAGAATACCCAATAAGTTCTGGTTCAAGAGCTTTATTACTAGCCTGTGAATCTGGTAAATTTAATGAAATTCATTTATTAGGATTTGATGGTATGGGAGCTTTAAACTTATATCAGAATGACCCTGGTTATGAACTATCTCAACCAAGAGAAAAATGGGTACAAGAACGAGAAACAATTAAACAACAATTTCCAAATATAACATTTTATGATTTATAATAGATTAGCATCAGCGGCCTACGGAGAAGGTAGAAAATATTTTAAGTGGTGGGTTCGCGTTTGGTGTAGAAGGAATAAATAATCGTTATGCCTTATTCAAAGAAAGTTATAGAAAGATTTGAGGCGGTGACTAATAATCCCGCTGCGCACGGAGTTGGTAGGTTTGACCCTAACGACCCAAATGTAGCAACTGGCATGACTGGCGCGCCTGCTTGTGGTGATGTAATGAAAATTGATTTAAAAATCGACCCAGATACTGATACCATACTTGATATTAAATTTAAAACCTATGGCTGTGGTTCGGCTATTGCTTCGAGTAGTGAACTGATTGAGATGTTAAAAGGTAAAACAATCGAAGAAGCAAAACAGATTAAAGACAAGGATATAGCTACTGCATTAGAATTACCTGCAATTAAAATACATTGTAGTGTATTGGCGGAAGATGCAATTCGAAGAGCATTAGACCATTGGGAAAGCAAGGTCGCTCATCGAAGAAGTAATTATTATCCTGATGATGGAGAAACAGATGTACGAATATAAAGCAAAACTACTCAAGGTAGTAGATGGAGATACAGTAGATGTCGATATTGATTTGGGGTTTGGTGTTTGGATGCGTAATGAGCGTGTTCGTATTATGGGAATTGACACACCAGAGTCCAGAACTAGGAATAAAGTTGAAAAATTATTTGGACTCGCTGCGAAGAAAAGATTAAAAGAATTATTGACAAAAGATATTGTTTTAAAAACATTTAAAGGCCGAGGCGGAGAAGATGCCAAAGGTAAGTTTGGTAGAATCCTTGGTGATTTTAATGTTTATTATCCAGAAGAAGACCGCTGGTGTATGGTCACAGAAATTATGTTCCAAGAGGGACATGGAGTACCATATACAGGTGGAAGTAAGGAAGAAGTTGAAGCACAACATCTCAAAAATAGAGTCAAACTTTTAGCCGAAGGCGTTGTTGATAAAAAAGCTTATGATAAGTGGATTGCAAAAAGTTAAAAAAAGTGTTGACATTTGCATCTGGACGTGTTATTATATAACATATGAGAAAATTTAATAATAAACAAATCAATGGGAGAACCGTTGATTTAAGAGCAAGGCCAAGACATCCAAAAGATAGAAGGCCACCACAAGATATGCCTTTCGATATAGCGTTAAGGAAATTTAGAAAACAGATTGAAAAAGCTGGGATTTTAAAAGAATTAAAAGCTAGAGAATTTTACGAAAAGCCAACTGCCAAAAGAAAGCGTAAAGCCGCCGAAGGTAGAAAAAGACATCTGAAAAGAGTCGCCTCACAAAATGTGAGTAATCTACCAAGAGGTTTCAGAAGATAATTTTTGTTGACAAATCATTTTAGATTTGTTATAATATACTTGAATTGGTGGGAATACTGATTCCGGGAGTAACGCCTGAACCAGCGACATACTGACTGAAAGTAAGGAACACCGAAGGAACGACCACCATTTCACTTTGATTATGGAATTTATATTATGGGCTTAGCACGCGGATTATCTACTCTTAATACCAAAAAGAGAAAAACCAAAATTACAAAAGCAAGACTTCAGGAATTGGAAGTCGAATGGCGAGCACACAATAAAAGCATGAAACAAAAAGGTATGCATGACCTTCGTTATGATAAGTTCGAAGATTATTTGGACTATTGTTTTGGTCGTGTAAAAATGCCAGATCCTCGCGATTATAAACATTTCAAACCTTACAATGAAACTTCAAAATATCGTAGGGAAACTCCAAACTATCCTTCGTTGACATCATCATCAAGTGGTGGTTCTGGCACATATAAAGAAACACAAAAATACACTGGAGACTTAATCGTAGGTATTGCTACCATGCATAAAAGTAATGCTGTTCCAGTTATGAAAGGCACATCGCAAGCCGAAGACATCGCAAAGATGAGGAGAGGATAATGGGACATCCAACTAATAGTCACATAAAAAAAGATACTGATGAAATTCTAAATGAATTGAAACAATTAAGAGAAGATTGGCAAAAACATATAGCGATTACAGAATTGTTAGGAATCGATTTAAAGTGTCCACATTGTGACGAGGTATTATACAAAAATGAGTGATAAATGGCACGGTGGTAAAGGAAGTAAACCTAGACCCGTGAAAGATAGAACCAAGTTTGATAAAGAGTGGGATAGAATCTTTGGAGACAAAGAAAAAGAAAGAAAAAAACAAGCTCAGGACCGAAAAAATGGCTAAAAGTACAAGAGTCACAATTACATTAGATATGGAATACAATCATGACTTATTAAATAATGGATCGAAAATGGTGAAAAAGATTCGTGAGTTTATTGCTAATAATGATTTTTCATATCTGACGCAATCGGGTGATAATCTGGATACTGGTGACCGCCCCGTCAACAAAGTACCATCTGGATTATCCTCCGAGTTTGCTCACCCAGCATATACAAGATATCCCTTTTTAAAGGATAGGGGTTGACATTTGCTTTTAAATGTATTATAATGGATTTTTATTATGTTAATTGATATGAAACCTTGGGAAATACTTCAACATCTTGAGAGCGACAATAGTCGTTTATTCAAAGAATCCGTAATATCAGAACACTTATCAAATCAAGAATTCGTTTGGGGATTGAGAGTCGCTCTTGATTCCATGATTACATTTGGTGTTGCTGATATCCCAGTTAAAAAAGACCCAACGGGTGAAGGACTCGATCTTGAAGAGTTCAAACAACTTGCAAGTGACCTTGAAAATAGAGAATTGACAGGAAACGCAGCGAGAGATGCAATATTGGTTGCGATGGCAAAGGCCACACAAGAACAATGGAATAACTGGTATCGTAGACTTTTAATTAAAGATCTTAGATGTGGTATCAGCGAGAAAACTGTAAACAAAATGGCAAAGGCCGCAGGACTTTCCCCAATCGTTCCTGTGTTCGGTTGTATGCTAGCAAACAATGGCGATAACCACCCTAAAAAAATTAAAGGCGAATGTATTGTAGAATACAAATATGATGGTATCAGAGCTTTGGCGATTGTCAAAAATGGTTCAGTCACAATATATTCTAGAAACGGTAAAATACTCTATAACTTTCCACATATTGAGAAAGCTTTAAATAAACCAGAATACGATTGCACTGTCTTTGATGGTGAAATTATGTCTGAAGATTTCCAATCGCTTATGAAACAAGTCAATCGTAAGGAAAACGCACAAACTCAAGATGCGTATTTGGCTTTATTTGACGTGATTCCATTAGACGAATTTGAGGAAGGTCAAAGTAGTGCGACACAAATCGAAAGGAAAAATCATTTAGAAGAATATAAAAACATTGACCCAGCTATTAGAGTTGTTGATTATTGGGAAGTGGATTTTGATTCCGAGGAAGGTAGAGAACAATTCGCAAACCTAAATAAGATTGCCATTGAAAAAGGCTATGAAGGTGTAATGATTAAACCTATTGACGGCATATATGAATGTAAAAGAACATATGCCTGGTTGAAAATGAAACCTTATATCGAAGTCACACTCACAGTTGTTGAACTCGAGGAAGGTACTGGTAAAAACGAGGGTTTATTAGGAGCTCTTGTTTGTGAAGGACATGACGAGGGTAAAGATATTCGTGTCAAAGTTGGTAGTGGTTTAACTGATGATGACAGAACAGACATCTGGGCAAACCAAGATGCTGTAATAGGACAACTAGTGGAAATCAGAGCTGATTCATTCAGTCTCGCTGACGGAGAGGAAGTCTACAGTCTCAGATTCCCAAGATTTAAAACATTCAGAGGATTTAGTCCTGGTGAAAAGCTATGAATTTAAAAGAAAAGACAATTCAAAGACTTGACACTTTACAAAGTTATATGGAAAGTAATTACCATCTCAAGAATAGAGATGAGTGTTATGAACTTTCATTAAAGATTTCAAAATGTTGGAGTATTTTGAGCGAGGAGGATAGAGATTATGTCCAATGTGCTCAAGATGCAATATCCGAAGGATTGGAATGGATTGTATAAGGAGTAATATATGATGAAAAACTTAGTCGAAGTATTTGCTAAAATGTCAGATACTGATTTGGAAGAGTTCGCTCAACTTGCTGTTAAAGATGGGTGTGCAACTCAACTTGAATACTTTTTACATAAAGCACAGCTGGAGGCAGAATAATGACACAATATGACGATAGAGTAGAAAGGCAAAGGCTATTATTAGAGGCCGAGGATTGGGCAATGAAAACTAAAGGTATTCATGTACATTCTTTTACCTCTATGTGGTATGATGACAGACCACAAGATACAATGTATGGAAAAGAATCTGTCACTGATATCGAATATAATTGTGGAATTATCGAAAGACATAAAGATGGAAAACATATCCACACATTCGGTAAAGCCTTAAAAGGCGACGAATTATTAGATTCATACATTAGACAATCATGAAAAAATTAATTACGTTGGCAATTTTATTGTCAGCACCGCTTTCGGCAATCACGCTTGAAGAGCCTTATATACCATCAGAAACTGAACGATGTATGGCTCTCAACATTTACCATGAAGCTCGTAGTGAAAATATGGCCGGTAAATTTGCAGTTGCTGATGTTGTATTAAACCGAGTAAATGATAGGCGATATCCAGATACGGTATGTGGAGTAATATTCCAGGCTGAACTATCTGAATGGTGGTTGGAACGAGGAAGAGAAGTTCCAGTTAAAGGACGATGTCAATTCAGTTGGTATTGTGACGGACTTAAAGACGACCCAATGGAATCTGATTCCTGGGCCGAAGCTCTAATTGTATCATATCAAATTTTAAATAAGGATATGTACAGAGGTCTTACAGAAGGCGCAACTCATTATCATGCGAATTATGTTTCACCTCCGTGGGCTCCAAGTTTCCATTTTGTAGGACATATAGGTTCGCATATCTTTTATAGAGCAGATTGAATAAATATCTCTATAGTTAAATTATGGAGTATATTATGAAATTTGCAGGAGTTGACTACAGTTTATCTAGTCCAGCCATCTGTGTACATATAGGAGAGGATTGGTCATACGATAACTGTAAGTTTTACTATTATGTAAAACAGAAAAAATTGTTGCAAGGTGATAAAGGTCAGTATATCGCAACAATGTATCCTGACAATTGGGCTGACGACCAAGAAAGATATGATATACTTGGTTCGTGGTCATTAGAAAAAGTTCTTGATGCTGATTTTGTTGGTATCGAGGGCTATGCATTTGGCGCGGTTGGAAGAGTTTTCCAAATTGCAGAAAATGCTGGTTTGTTCAAACACAAACTTTGGGAAGAACAAAGAAAATTTGGTGTTTACGCTCCCACTGTGATTAAAAAGTTTGCGACTGGTAAAGGAAACGCAAATAAAGAAATGATGATAGAAGCTTTTGAATCTGAAACAGGGGTTGACATTCGAGAGAAATGTGGTATAATAAACAAAAGTTGGAATCCGATAACTGACGTTGTAGATGCTTATTATATCTGTAAATATGGATTCCAAGAATATAGAGAAAACTTATGATAGTAATTTTTAACGGCCCACCAGCCTCTGGCAAAGACGAGGCAGCTGATTTATTTAAAGAGGTTTTTGGTTTTAAAGCCTTGAGTTTTAAGTATCAGCTATTTAAAGAAACAATGAATCATTACGGTGTAAACAAAGAATGGTTTATGGAAGGATATAATGACAGAGAAGTTAAGGAACGAGAAGAATTTGCTCTGGATAATTTATCAAGACGACAAGCCATGATTCACGTTTCCGAAAATGTAATTAAACCTGTACACGGTAAGGATTATTTTGGTCAACGTGTTGCTGAAGAGATTCAGGAAGGTGTAAATTATGCAATTGCTGATGGTGGTTTTATTGAAGAACTTGAACCCGTCATTGAAAAAGTTGGAACAGAAAATGTTGTTATTGTTCAGCTGACAAGAGAAGGCCATGATTACTCTACTGATTCACGTAGATATTTTAATGGCAACTTAATTAAAGAGTTTACTATTGGGTTTGAGACACCAGTAGATAAAGCTTACGTATTAAAAGAAGAATTAAATTTAAAGACCTACAGAGTACATAATAACGGTTCTGTGCGTAATTTCCACAATATATTAACTGACATTTACAATGAATTAAAGGAAGATTATAACCTTGATAGAACTGAAGAACAAGCTGAAGGGAATACCGAAACCGAACATAATCAATCTTAAAGAATGTACAGACAGAGCTGAATGGACTCGAAATGAGTTTGCTCGGCTCGGCGTTGACGACATCCGTATACATTCCTACGAAAGATATAATGATAATTCGATTAAGTTTGTCGGAGACGAATTCGCATGTGAGACAACTACAAAAGGTGTCACTTCCTCACATATGCTGACCATCAAATGGTGGTATGAAAATACTGATGAAGAGTATGGTATTTTCTTTGAGGACGAT